TCGAACATCTTCTGAATGGAGGCGGATGCCCAAATGTCTACGTCGATCCCTGCTTCTTTCTTGATGACCTTACGCAGGGCGTCTGTTTCTTTCTTAATGATCTTCTTGTTACGGTCTGCCTTGTCCAGATCCACGCGCACACCTCTGCTCCGCATGTCCAACAGGCAGGGGATCAGTCCCGTCTCCAGTCGCCAGATCGACCACAGGTCCTGCTTCTCCAGTTCAATCCTCAAAGACTGCCACAGCTTGAGCGTAGCAAGGGCGTCCTGTTCTGCATATGCCCCGACATACATAGGTGGTAGCTGCCACATCTCCGCCTTGGGATCGATGCCCCACGCTTCAGCCGCAGCCTTGAGCAGCTTCTCATCCTTGCGGATACCTGCATAGTCACGGGCCATAGCGTCTAGGCCAAAGGACCACCTGTTCTCGTCCACCAGTGCCCCTGTTATCATCGTGTCGATTATGTTGCCCTTGATCTCTACCCCCTCTGCACGGAGCCATCCTGCGTCGTACGTCGCATTGTGCATGATGATGTTCATGTCGGGGATGGACAGTTGCCTATTGATCCACTTGAGCACCATCTTTGCATCGAGGTTGTGTCCGTTCTGGTGACGCATGGGGAAGTACCACTTGTCTTCTCCTGCGGCTACCGCCACACCAATAATGTGCCCGTCGTTCCGCGCCCATCCTGGTCCCAGTGTTTTGATGTTGGGATCCTTGGTCTCCAAGTCTACGGCAATCTCCTTATGACCCGTCAGGTCAGGGAACTCCGATGGGATGTTCCAATCTTTGTCGATCAGGTTCAGTTCGTTTTTGATCTGGTGATGCAGGTCGCTGCCAAACAAATTATCCATCCTTGTTCGCCATAAATAAATTCAACCTTTTGGCTATCTCATTCTCACGATCAGTACACTCGCAACCCAAGGCACTGTACCCAACCTTATCTACCCACCCGTCTGTGGAATCTAAGTTGTGCAATAGACGCGCCGTCTTCATCCAGTCGAGCATCAAAGCCACATGACGTGGGGTAATGTACCCGTTGGTTGTTTGGGCTTCCTTAACTATCAGGTTCCACCCGTCAGCTATACGCGTGAAGTTATCGTATGCATCCCCGTAATCCTTGGCTCGATCACCGTTGATGTATTCTCCTGCCTTCTCTAGGACCTCATCTCTTTTCAATGCTTCACTCCCTCATATCCTGCCACAACAAAGGTGTCGCACTCCGCATCCCAAGTGAAACGCAAGGCGTCGATGTCCTCATCTTTTGTATTGTCCGAGACGCGCATCCGCATCTCGAGCTTGGTCATTTCCTGCCATTCTTCCAAAGTTATTTTTCTGTCTGTCATAGCTCGTACCTGTATGTTTTATCTGTATCCAATATGTGCAGTTCCTTTCTGGCTCTTGTGATGCCAACATAGAACGCACGGTGCTCATCGTCTGGGTGCTTGCTTCGCACACTTGCTTTTGTAGATGCCAAGAACACAACGCAGTTGTCATCCTCGCCGCCTTTCATGGCATGGAACGTAGACACTTTGATCCGAGGCGGTTCGGTTATGCTCTCCCCTCTCCGCTCGATAGACTGAACGTACAGCTTATCGTCGCTGCCTAATCGTACCACGTCCATCGGATCTCGGTCCAATGGGGCTTCCATTCCATACCCCAATAAATCCTCGTAACAGAACAGCTTCTCAGGAGGCGCAGCGTCGAGCAGCTTTATCGCCCCATGCTTCACCACCTTATGCTCCCCACGCTTTGGTACAGCGTCGTACAGTGCCTTGGCTTGGACGATGTTGATACGCCCACCACCCTGCAAAATACGCCACAACACAATGGCCTGACCTGACTTAGGGTCGATGGACGGGTGCCCCTTCACACTATACATGTACCCCGCCTCCCGCAACTTGGTTGCAAACTCTTTCACGAAACTGTTGGTTCGAGCCATGATGGTCCATGACCCCTGATGTAAGGGGATCGTATCCAAAGTAAGGTGATAGTCGATCTTGCCTTCCTCTTCGCGAGGATGAAAGTCTTTGGGTATACGTCTGTGTATACGCTTCGCTATCTTCTGAGACAGGCCGTGGATCTTTCGAGGCAACCGATACGACTGGCTCAACACCTCGATGTTATTGGTCAGGGTGATAAACTTCTTTACGTCAACGCCCGTCCATCTGTGGATAGCCTGATCATCATCCCCTGCATAGATCACCTCATCCGAGGATGCAGCCATGTGCTTGACCATGTCCAACTGCAAAGGAGTGAGGTCCTGTGCTTCGTCCACGATCAGTAACTTGAACCGAGGGAACTCCACGCTCATGGCCCTCTCGATCAGATCAACGAAATCCAACTTGGACTGCATAGTCTTATAGACGGTCATGCTCTTCTCGATCTGCACCATCTTGACGTAGTGCATGTTGTGGTCACCTTCCTCGTTATACTCCTGCTCCAGTGACACCCCACGGTATCTGGCCCTGTCGATCATACGCATGTACTTGCTGCCATCGCCGCCCCCTGTCTCGACGACGAGCCGCCCCTTCTCGGGATCGGTCTTGTCCATGCCGTCGAACGACACGCCGAGATGCCTACCCATTGCCGCCCAATCATCCTTGTCCATGATGCTGCCACGGGTCAGACCCAAGGCGCGGAAGGCTATCGAGTGCAGGGTGCGGAAGTACGCAAGCTGCTTGATGTCCAAGCCGAACTCGTCGAGCACACGCTCCACCGCTTCTTGTATGGCCTTGCGGGTAAACGAAACAAACGCAATCTCCTCGGGGCGGACACCATCCTCGAAGGCTTGGTGTATCCGTCGGATCAGAGTGTAGGTTTTACCGCAACCAGGTGGGCCGAGGATCAACTTCTCATTCGTCATTTTTACCTCGTGGGCGTGTCGCCAACCACTTCACGACCTCCGCCTCAACCCAACGACTGGTGTTGTTCTTGGCCCCACTTTCCTCGCCCAAGATAATAGGCTTGGGGAAGGTGCCCTCTTTCACCCACTTGTATATGGTGGACTTGGATACGTTCAGCCAGTCGGTGACCTCCGCTATCCGCATTAGTCTTTCTTCAGAATGGAATGTCATTGTTCATGCCCTCACTTTCTAATTCTATTTCAGCTTGCTCAAACGCAGGGACCCACCAGACACGCAGCGTTGACCGCTTGCCATCAGTCTTTCTGATAGCGTGGTGACCGTGGCACTCCTGCCCCCCGTTCATTTCTTTCAGCCGCTCTTGTACCTCGGCTCTGGTGTACTCGTTAAACCCTCGGTTCTTTAGGAACTGCATGATTCCTGCGATAGTGAACCGCGTGTAACCATCCTCGGTCCACGGCTTGCCCATCTCCATCTCCTCGGGAACCATGGCTCGGATGCGGCTCGTGCAGTACACCTGCAACAGTTCCTTGAACTGACCCTTGATCGTCATCTCTTCTGGCACCTCTTGCTTCACAGACTTCGACATCAACTCGTTGACCATCTGTTGCCACTTCTGTGCCTTGAGTGTGGGAGGCATCATACTTAGCTGCTCCATGCACTGGCGTTGCCAAAGGCTTTGGTTCTGTAGTTGCTCCGTGTTTAGCTGCATGCGCTGCCCGTCCACATCCATGAAGTACAGACGTGGTTCTGATAGCAGGATCGTCAGGCCCCCTACGTTTGGCATGTCAGGGGCTTGGTTGCCCACGCCATAGGGTCGGGTCTTGCATACGTTCTTGTCACAGAAATCTTTGAGCGGACACACATCACATTGGTAGAAGTATGTAGGCTTCTTCTCCAAGGATCGTTGTATGTTTACAATCTCCGTTGCCTCGAGCGCAGGGTCGCAAAGCATACGGTTATACTCCTCGTGATGCTTCTTCCAATCGTCCGACCACTTGAGCCGACAGTACACACCCACGGCAAACATCGTGATGTTGCGGTTGTCCCTGATCTTTCCTTGTGATGCCATGACCTCGAGGCAGTATGGCCCGTCGGTAAAATGCTTTCGGTCTCCACCAAATGTCAGCTTGTCTAAGTCCGCTGCGCTGACCCGTGCCTTATCGACAGCTTTCAGAAACTGCTCGAGTTCCATAGCGTTGCCCTTCTTGTCCATGGCATAACGCATAGTCTCTTCCGCATTGTAGTACGGCATGTTGATAAAGTTACCAACGTCCCCTCGTTCCGCGAGGATCTTATCTTGCTTGGGGAATATCTCGCAGCCACTGTGACCAAGGGCAATCGACATCTCTGTCAAATACTCTCGGATCAAAGCCGCAGGTTCCCAATCTTTCAAAAACAAAAACAGGTGTGCACCACCTGACTTCGAGCGGCACAAGATCAACGGCATCTTCATTGCTTGCACCTTCTGGTTTAACGCTTCTAGGTTTAAGTCATAGGTATCGATGTCCAATGCTCCGAACTTACAATCGTTCGAGGAGTTGATCGGAATAGAACCCACGCCTTGCTTGCCGTCGATGTGCGCCTGTATTTTTTCTTCGTCCAACGTACCATGAACCACGCGACTTTCCGCCTGGGTCTTGCCGTTCTTGCCACGTCGGCCCACGTTTGTTGTTCCGTATGCTGCATCCGAACCTCCGAACGCAGCCAACAATCTTTTTGCATCAGACATGCTTGGCTCCTGTTGAGGTTAACTGGACGCGGTTGACTGTTAACTTTTGTCCCCCGCGCCCAAGGCTACTTAAAATGGGATTTCATCATCCGCTACGGGAGCAGCAGTCTTCTCTGCTTGCTTACCCTCTGAAGCCTTAACCTCACCTGCGGCAATGCTTTGACGAAACGTCTTAGCTTCTTGATACAGGTTACGATCTTCTATCGCTCCAACCTTGGAGACCGAATAGTTGGAGTAGGTTTCGTTGCGCTTGTTGGTCTCATCCACAGTGGTGAGTTTCCAAACGGTGCTGAAGATAGGAAGGATCTGCATCTGCCCTGTCTTCGGGTTCTTCGCTTTGTTCATAGCGATCTGTGTCTTCCAACGCTTGGAGACTTTCATCGCCGTGACCTTGAAGTCTACCACCGCAGGTTCCCAACCACCTTCATCGTCTACGATCAGGCAATAGTATTCATCTGCCTTGACCAGTTGGTTGCCGCTCGGAAGGATGTCCATCGTACCTTCCTTGGTGGTCTGGGTAATCACAGGATCACTTGCATCGATCTCCTGCACAAACCCACCGCCGTTCTCGCGTGTGACGAACTCGGCATACTTAGTCGTGACGTAGCAGGGAACAACATTCAAACCCTCTTCGCCGTCATAGACTGCGTTGGTCAGGGTGTTGTACATATCACCAGACGAAAGACCCTCGATAAACTTGGCGTCCTTCTTGTTAATCTGTGGTGACATCTGTTGTGCCAGACGAACGTATGGGATCATCAGTTCACTGGCGTCAAAGGCTGCACCTTCTCCACCGTCTGCGAACATATCGTCCATTACGTCTGTGCTTAACTCTGCATTTTTCTTTTTTGCTACCGCGTT